TGCATGCATCTATACAGGTCTGAAACTGTTCATATGCCATGGAAATCTCCTTGATGTGTAGGTCGGGAAGTACATTGATCAGACAATGTGCCAACAACACCTATGCAAGGATCATTCCGAAATATTGTTGTGCGATTTCTTATCGCACTAATTTTAATTTCATTAAAGCTTGGCTTTCTCAGGAACAGCCGCTACAAAATGGATAGGGTTACTTTTCTCATTGCCCGTATAGACCATCTTTTCGGCCTCTTCTTTGGAGTAGGCAATGCCAGCTTTAACGGGCTGACCATTTAACCTAAGCATTGCAGGGTCAGCGATGAACTTTAGCGCGTTTGCGCCTTGCGGCAGGCTGATACCTTGGCCCGGATTTAATACAACGCTATGCTTGCTTGTTCTTGATTGGCCGCGTACATCCCATTTCCCCGCCTTGCCCCACGCTTCACCAATATGCAAGAAAGTTTTTACAATATCTTCAGCAGGCTGAGCAGAGATATTTTTTAGTTCGATATCTTTTTTTTCTTTGCCACTTGGGATGGTCACGGTATTAAACTGATCTTCAGGAATGCTGACGAAGGGACGCATTGCTATCAGTACATCGGGCAGTAACGGTGCCTGTGTCGCTTGCGTTCCATACAGTTGAGCCAGCACTCTGTGCGTGACATTGAAGCAGGTTTCAAAAGGCCGTCCGGAAGGCAACTTGCCGCGATTATTGTTTCGCCAGTTATCGGTCGCACCGTAGGGGTTGGCCTTCTCTTCGCCAGCAATTTCCTGCACCGCAGGGATGATGGCTTGCGGATGCGGACACGGAAATACATTAACTGATGGAAGCCCCGCCAGCCTCATGGACTCTACAACGGGAGCAAAGCCGCCTGGGAATGTAGCGGAAGTATCAAATTTATCGTAAACAACGCCTCTCGGAACATCAGTTTTCGCATCGCTTGGCGGTACGCTTTCTTGATGCGCCACACCCATGCACAACTTGCCGGTTGCATCACGCCATAAGGACGCCACTGCCGTATGAGCGACGGCAGAATAAGCACTGTCAAAGCGGAAAACAAGAGCCATACCCTTGTCCGTACCAAGCATCTGACTATACTTTTCATTAATGGCATTTTTCAGCTCATGAATGAATTTCACGCCTTCGGGTTTGTTGGCGAATCTGGCAAAACCAGGTTCAGTCTGCATTACATCATGCAGTTCTTGTATTTCAAGGTTTTTCCATCCATTAATCGGAATTGGCTCCCTGACGTGCGATGGCACGGTCTCATCGACGAACTGTAACCAGGCAAATTTTTCAAAATCTGTCAGGGGTCCTTCAGCAAAAGAAGAACGAGCCGCAGCCGATGCAGCAGTATTGGCAGACTTGGTTGCGACCAGTGCTGCAAAATTGTCGACCGCTATTTTTGCGGCAGGTGAATAGCTGCCTGTCCTTGCCATGTACGCTTGATTTTCCGAGCTTTTTATTGCTGTTTGCGCTGCGTCATAAACGGCTATAAAAGCTCTGGAAACTAATTTTGGAAAAAAGATGCCGAGATCTGTAGAAGCTTTCTGAACGCGCGGCATGCCCGTCGGCTGGGCGGATGCTGGCGGTGGAATGATGCCTGGTATATGCGTGCTTGAAAATACTTGCTGTGTTGTAGCGGTAGTTGTCGTTGAGCTGTTGTTACTTTGCGTCGGGGATGGGATCGCAGTTTTTTGCCCATTGATTGACTGATTCCTGGCTCAGGCCCAAAGCGTCTGCAATAAGCGATATATCGTTCACGCTGATGACGCCTTTTTTGTGAATGCGTCGTGCCAGACGATGCGCATTCGACGAAATTAACGCGCCAAATCGCAATCGCATATGGGCGTCAGTTGGGTTTGCTGTTTCATCGGACCCCGACTCCGAAGCGGTATCAGAAGCAGGTGATGCGCTTTCTGTTTCAGACTCTTGCGCATCAGACTCTTCGACCATGTTGAGTGGCCGCAGCGGCTGTTCAAGACCGGCAATAGGATTTAAGTTTTCTGCTGCTCGGGCTTCGTTACGAGTCAGCCAGCCGTTTTGGATGCCGCTTTGGTAATACGCTGAGCGACTAGCCACATCACCACGCATCAAATTAGAAAAATCGAATTCGACTTCTAACGCCTCGCTATCGAAAATCAAATCACGACCGATGGCTGCTTCCCAACGCTCAGCCCAGGGCGTCATCGTGTGCATGACGAATTCCAGACTCTGCTGTTCGATATTGGAAAAGGTGGCCCGATCAAGATCCGCGATCATGTGGGGTGGTACTCTAAACAGACGCGCAATATCCGTTATCTGAAACTTGCGTAGTTCCAGAAATTGCGCATCCTTGTTGGTGACACCCACCTCGTGGAATTTCATGCCGTTTTCAAGGACGAGTACTTTGCCCCGGTTCGCGCCAGCCTGTGCTTGCTGATAGGACTCACGAAACACCCGCTTGGCCTCTGCGTCCTTGAAGTTGCCAGGGAACTCGATCCAGCCTCCGGTGGGCTTGGCGTCATTTGCAAAAAATCGTGCGCCATAGTCTTGTGCAGCCAGAGCCATTCCCAGACTCTCGCGGGCTAGCTCAATCGGACTCATACCCAAAAGACCGTCGGATGACAACCCCCGCAGATGCCAAACCTCGCCGCGAGGCAAAATCAATTCAGTCCCTCCGGCCTGAGTGATCCGGTATCGGTAGTCACCGTTGGAGAGCATCTCCAGCCGCACCCGATCCGGGTGAATGGGCAGCAATTCGGTAATTTCGCCTTTTGCGTTGGCTAGAATCTGGCAGTACGCATTGCCGCGTAGCGTCAGATGCCCCTGAAGCATCTCGCGCCATTCAAACGGGTTCTGGTATCGGTTGGGCGTGCGGGCCAGCCGGTGATAAAGCCAGTGATCTTTAATACGGTCTTTGCCGCCATCGGGACGGGTTCGGTAAATTACGATAGGGAGCGATGCCATGGTTTCCGACAAGATGCGAACGCATGCATAGACGGCTGCTAAGCGCAGTGCAGCATCGGCAGACACACGCATACCGGATACACTTCTTGCCCCGGTTGGCTCAAAATAAAAATCGCCCCAGGGCGATCGGTCGGCTCGATACGCTTTGAACCGATCAAAAAAACTTAGTAATCCCATGGGTTAAAGCAGCATTAACTCGTAATCGGCGCCTAGCACTACTGCGTCACCTGGCTTGATAGCGCGGGAGAGGGCCATGATGAGTGCCACGATGCCGTCTATCTTGTTTTCTGGTCGCTCTTTACGCGGATAAATGTTGTCTTTGACATCCAGATGCGCGACAACATTGCTGGCCATCCAAGTCAGGACCGGATCGCCGTCATGCGCGAGTTTTTTCTGGAGCACCAGCGCTTCTAGGATTTTCATGGGCTCACTGAAGTTGAGTACGGTAGGACGCACTTCAATCATTGGCAGCCCTTCGGCCAGCATCCGTGTTGATAATTGCGTCGCCTGGAACGGATCAAAAGCGACAGCCTGAATGGCAAAGCGAGAAGCCATATCGAGGAGGTCAGCCTCAATCCAACTAAAGTCAATCACATTGCCGGGTGTGACTGTCAGACGGTCTATGCGCATCCAACCTGAATACTGGCTATTGCCGGCGCCATGGACAGTGTCTTCAGGCAGGTAGTATTTGCCGAACGTTAGATACGCATCAGCAATCTCGGGATGTGCAAAGATCAGAATCAGTGCAGCGATGTCCGTTTTGCTGGCAAGATCCAATCCGATCCAGCAGGGCTGACCAATAAAGTTATCAATGTCCAAGCTGGTGTCAGCGCACGCGTCCCATGCCCGCATATCCATCCATGCCGTATCGGCATTGACCCACTCATTCAAGTGCTTGGTCTTGAAGTTGTTGACTGCGCTGGGCAGTTGCATGGCCTTAGCCTGCAGCGGTCCCAATATCTCAGGTCTGACAGAGATGCCCCAGTTGGGATTGGCCTTGATTAGTGCATTTTCACTGGTCCAGTCGTCGCCATCATCGAGGCCATAAATTATGCCGAACTGCGTGTCATCCTCGAACACGCCATCGAGCAGTTTGGAGACGAAGGTACGCACCTCGTAACAGATGCCTGCCCGGTTGCTACCAGCGGTGGTGATTACCCACAAGAGCGAGTTATCG